GAATAGCTTGAGCTTTTTTCATCTCCTCTGATCGTTTCTCTAACTCTCTTTGTGTCTGTAAAGCTGCACCACTAGTTTGTATTTGTCTAACTGCTAAATCTGTTAGCCCTTTATAATAAGGGTCTATACTTTCATTCTTCACTTTTTCCATTGTTGCAGTGATATTTTCAATATTGAGGTCTAAGTTAGGATCCCAAGTATCTACTACCTCCCTATAGTAAGAATACCACTCTGAAGATATACGTCCTGCTTCATATTCACTTTGTAAGTAATCTAAGGCGGCTTGTTTCTCACCAGCTTGGTAAGTTAGAGATTCTGGTGTTGTCCCGTCTTCATCTGCGCCAGTTTGCCCTGTTTTATCGCCTGTAACGCCCGTTCCTGTTTCAGAGGTTGCATCACCCTCCCCAGCAGCTAACGCCTCTCTAATCGTCTGTAATGAGCCTTCATGAACTGCATTACCTTTAAGACTGTCTGCCATAAAGTTTTCAGGGTCTTCGCCCGTTGCCTTAGCTTGGTTGTAAGCAGCCAACACCCATCCAGTGAATTCTGAAGGATCTGTTCCTTTTGCTGTTCCTCGTACTTCACTGTCGCTAGTTTCTCCTAATACAGAAGGCCCAGCACCAGTTACTTGTGCTACAAAATCTGTAGCTGTTAAGCCACTTGTATCACTTCCACCTTCAAGGAATTCAATTTGCCCGGCAAGATCAGGGGCTATCTCTAAAGCACTTTTAAGCATACTATTTACTGTATCGATAAAACTTTCTTCCAAATAGCCTGCTTCTTGAAATTTCTCTAAAGATTCAAGACTATTTACCTCATTAGCAATGTTTTGTGCCTGCAACACCCTAGCTGCTTCAACATCAGCTTCAGATACATCATCTCTTATGCCTAGAGCATTAGCATAGTTTTGGAATTGCCCAATGTATTTCCCTATTCCATTTGTAAAAATCCTCTCTATGCTTTCTACATCATCATTGTAAAAGTCCTCTACCTGACTGTATCCATAATTATATATAGAGCCGTATGTTTTATCAACAGCCCAACCATGTATGTCTTTCATGTATTGCGCCCAAGCATTTGCTGTTGGATCTTGAGCTTGACCACTATAACGCCCATTTGTTTCATTGGCATTAAAAGCGATTATGTCTTCGTCGATTGAATCGCCTGCTGTTGGTCTTCTTATGCTTGCCATAGTTATAAAATGTTAATTAGTAATTCTGTTATGTCTTCAAGTTTAATTTTGTCTTCTTTTGCTTTTTGTTTGAGTTTCTCGATAGCTTCCTCCTTTATAGCTTGTTTTGATTTTTGGAATTCAATCTTTTTACCCCTTATCCATGTCATGTAATTTTTTTGAAACCCCTCTTGTTCCTCCTCTGTAAGATTGACTTTGATATGGTTTAATTCTGTTTGAATTTTAGCCTCACTTCTCATTTTTACAAGTCCGTCATTGTTGTAATAAAGATATGTCATACTTGTAATTCGATTAAGATTCCTGCATTTCCAACCGTTCCCACTGGCCCATCCTGGCCATCAGTTGCCCCGTAACCACCATCATCATCTTTAAGCCCTTTTGCACCACCAGCCCCAGCAGCACCCCCAGCATAAGATTCTGAGCCACTACCACTTTTTACACCATAAACCAAAACCATCGCCCCTCCATTTCCCCCAACTCCTCCAGGCCCACCAGAACCACCAGCAGCACTAGCACTATCACCATTATTGTCAGCATTAGCATCTCCTCCATCTCCTCCATCTCCGCCGGCTCCTCCATCTACTGAGAAGGTCCCATTGTTTACAATAATTCTTGCAAAGATTAACATTATTCCACCACCACTCCCAGCTCCTCCACCGCCACCAGCTCCACCGCCACCACAATCCCCATTACCTACAGCTCTTGCATCACCACCGCCACTTCCACCACTTCCACCAGGGCCACCACTAGTTGTGAACGCACTAGAAGTTTGAGGCTCATACATTAAATAAGCGGAGACTAAACTATTTATTTTATTCAAAATATCATTTGTGGTCGTTCCTGCTGAGCCTCCATTAGCTTCATTTCCACCTCTTTGGGCAGCAGGGCAAGTCCCGCCATTAACCCCATTCACACCAACAACACCGTTATTTGTAACAATACATTTACTTTGGCTTGTCCCATTTCCTCCAGCAGTGGCATTTGAGCCAGCCCCACTACCTGAAACTCCCCTATGGTAAGCCCCACCACCTCCAACCCCTCCAGCTTGGCCAGCCACACTTCCAGGAATTGAGCCAGATGCTAAGGCTGCCCCAGCAGATCCAGCAGTCCCACCAGCCCCACCTTGCCCGCTTGGGTTACCAACACCATCGCCACCATTTCCTCCATTACCACCTGCATTACCACTCTGGTCTATTGTCCCATTATTTGTAAGTGTATTTCTTACAAACACCCTATATCCATTTGTTGTAAGCGTAACACCATTATTAACTGTCAAATTATTGTAAAAGACATCTGATGTTAAAGAGGTATTTCCTGAGATTGTCACATCACCATCACTACCATCCCCATAAATATCTTCATTTGTAAGCTGTGATCCATTCACAATTAGCTGTCCTGAACTACTGTCGTAAGTAATGTATTGCCCGGCAACATAGTCTCCTGCAAAGATCCCAAATGTATCACTAGAAAACCCAGCTACACCATTCAAATTACCAAACCTACCCACCTCATCAAATGCGTTATAACCAACTCCTGAACTTACAAATACTGAATAGTAAGGGGAATTAGTGCCTTCGCCAAATAGCATTAGGTATCCACCTGAATGCGATGCGGCCAAATCACTATTTTTCACCTTTGCTGCTGCTGTACCAGCTACCCATGTTGGATTAGAGTCTGCTGCATAAGTGCCTGCAAGATCCCTAGTAACTACATAAGTAGGAGCACCTGAAGCATCAGTAACCCTCATATACTCTTCTTGTATTCCTGAGCCAGTATCTGCACGAATATACAAGATGTCATCATTTACAAACGTAGAATTCCCTTCCATCACTATATTTGCAGCATCTAAGGCTGCCATTGTAGTGGCAATCTTATCTGCATTAGTGACTAGAATCTTCCCACCAACTGCACTCACTACATCATATTCAAATACTGCTGTGTGAATAGATCCTCTAACTTCTACATTTTGGAATTCTGCACTACCATCTTTTGCAATCTGCCACCCACTTACACCTGTAGCAAAAGTAGAAGACCCAACTGTTCCATTAGGGCCATCTAATTCAATATAATCCCCACCCAAATCTCCAAGCTTAAATAGCCCAGCAGAACTCATTTGAACAGGGGCAATTGCCTTATTCGTTTCTGTGTCACCCATCCACATATTCCCAGATGTATCTACATGGAAACTAGCACTAGTGGCATCTCTGTCTGGTATATGAATTTCTCCAGCCACCAAAGCCCCAGCAACAGTTAAAGTGTCTGCGGCTGTAACATTCCAGTCAATATAGTTAGTGGCATTTCCTAGATAGAACTTCACCTTATTTGAATCACTATCATCCATCCCCATTAACATCCCTCCTGTGGCTGTCCATGCAGCGGCATCAAACGTCCCAAAGCCATAATAAACATCACCCTCTCCATCAACAGGAATATCTAGGGTGATCTGCTTAGAAGCAATAGTCACGGTGTTAAGCTTTTCCACATTCATATCTGAAATCTTTTCACCAGAAATGGTTTCTACAGGCATATTGGATTGAGCATCTACATTCTCTGTTGAAACATCTATTGCAGTTACTGTGTTTGTAATATCAGGGGCTATAGATGCCGCAGGATTATAGGACAGGTCTATGTCCTTTCTATTGAGTGTGTAACCAAGATCAGAAATTTGAACCATTACTTCTTACTTATGTTAGGTTCAGCAACGACCTCATACTCAACGACCATTCCGAGTATGGAGAAATATTCATTGCTAGAATATTCATTAAAAGCAAATTGGAGCATATTGAACTCCTCACCACCACCTTCAAACACATTTATGTACTTAGTCAACTGTCCAAGCGATTTATAGGGGCTTAGAGCCCTTACATTCTTGTCAAACACCCTAACCTTCATTTGAACGCCTAAAGCCCTGTCAGCGAAAACTGTGACCTTTTTTAAGGTTTTCCTAATTGAAGGGTCGTCAAAGTAGTATGGTTTCGTCTCGCAATTAACTGCAATTGGAACTCCAGTACCTGAAACGTCACTATCCTCATATACTGGTGCTGAGTCTGTATATTTTGATTTATTCCATACAGCTCCTGCGTTATTACCCATGTAGAGCCTATTTTTATTGTCATTCTCTACATTTGCAAAGATTGTCATTGTGTCACTTAACTCCTCCCACCTCCAAGTAGATGTAGGAAAGTTGAAGATTAAATCAACATTTGAATATGCAACCCCATCAACAGTTACATTACCCACATAAAGGTGGTATTCTTCATCAACTACTGCACCAAAGAAACTAGCAGGAGTACCAGCGCGAATAAAGTCTATGACTGGCCCTGCTATGTTTTGTGGTCTACCCATGTTAGCTGAAACCCATACACCATCACCATTAGCCCATACCATATAAGCACTATAGTTGTGGATTGTTCTGTGATTTGAACACCCAACATCCCAAAGCTTCTTTCTTGAGGTTTGACTATAGTAATAAGCGTTCTTTTCTGTGAAGATAATTAGGTAATCCCAATTAGCTTTTATTCCAGTGATTTGTTCAGAATAATCAACATCGAAAAAGTTATTAGTAGTATCCCACGTAATAGCTCCTGCTGTTGGAACACTTGAAAAATAAGTCCTATAAGGAGTAGCAGTACCACCAATATCAGTATTAGCGATATACAGCCTATCCCTGTATCTAGTGATGTATTTCGCATTAGGCATTGAGGTTACGTTCGTTGAGGTCGAGAAAGTAGTGTTGGTCAGACTGGCAGGGGTTATAAATCCATCAGTCGCCCCATGACCGACAAAGAATGTGTACCCAATAAAGTTCTCCATCTCTACATTTATATTTGCCTTATTCGCCCAGGCTGTTTCAGCAGCAGTTATTTCCGCCCAAGCACCTGCGTTGTCATAGAAAAGTTGTGTATCGTCGTCAGTTGCATCATTTATAGTTATCAATGCTCGTTGTATACTTGGGGTTTCACGCCCATCAAAAAGACCTGTAATGCTCTTACTCGCCCGCCCACTACCACCCCCCCCTCCGCAACCTACCCGTCTACCCACTCCCCCACCCT